AGCATCTTCTCCTACTTCACTTTCACTTACTTTTGACCAGGCAACAACTACTATAAATCTTGTAGGTTCAGACTCTGAGGTTATTTCATCTATATCACTTCTTCCACTTCTTTCAAAGATTGATATCAGATATGATAAGACAACCAAATCTTTACAAATTTATGATAAGAAAGGAAATAAACTTGATGAAGATATTCCACTTACAGATATTGTATCTGGTGTAGTTACTGGGGCAAATTGGGATAGAGGAAACAAAGGAAACCTTGTTTTTGTCTCTTCATCTGGGGAATCCCTGTTCAGTGTTTCCCACAGTGTAGAAAATATAGAGGGACTAGGAGAGAAATTCTCAGAAGTTACCTCAGAAGTAGAAAATGTAAAGAGCAGTGTATCTTCTTTAAGTTCTACACTTATGGAACTTAAAAATAATGTACAGGGTCTATCTGGTAGTGTTGGAGGACTTAGAGGTCTTCAACTTTCTTTCAATCCTGCTACAAAGAGTTTAGAACTTAAAGATTCTTCTTCTACTCTTATTACATCTGTATCTATGCAATCTCTTGATGATGAGGGTACAGATCTTAGATACAACTCAGAAACTAAGGAAATAGAACTTTATAACGGACAAGGTATTAAACTTGATTCCATTTCTGTATCTGATTTTGTATCTGGAATGGCTACTGAAATAGAAGTAAATGGTACAAAAATCAATCTTAAAGATTCAGGAGGTACTACTATTTCATCGGCTACTATTAAAGTAGAAAATGTAGAGGGACTTGAAACCAAGTTAAATACTAAACTTGGAGCACCTGAGATACCTGCTGGTTCTGTTCCAAAGTGGACAGGTTTTGCATTTGAATCTTCAAATATAACAGACACAGACACTGGAATTTCTCTTACAGGAGGAATTAAACTTGTTTCTACTCCTGCATACGATACTAATGATTCATTCTCTGGAATTTATAAAAGAGAAAATGAACTTGTTTATAAGAAAAATCCACATCTTTCTTATTCTCTTACAGGACTTGGGTACAATAGAAGAATAGACCTTATTAAAAATGGATATTCATTTGATATTAGAGAAGAAGATCAAAGAGTAAAGAACTTTGATGTTTTACTTGACATTTTTACTCCTACTTCCTTTGGACATTCGCTTAAACATATGATCAGAGAATCTTCTGATATTAGTCCAATTAAAGGACTTTATCCACATATGCTTGGAGAGGGTGCAATGCTCAAATTTAAATCAAAAGTAAAAGAAAGTGACAAACACTTTGGTACTTATGGAATGTTCTTGGGATCAGATGGTAGAATTCATACTAGATCACAAAGTACCAGAACATATTCTGCAGAGACTCTACCTACTGTCGCTACTCAAAATGGAGATATTTATGAAAATTGGAATACAGTACTGATGTACGACCCAGATCTTGGAGTATATGTAGGAGATAATGTTATAACCAGTGATGTTGCCCTGCCTCCACATCTTGCTCTGCATTATAAAAATGATGTACAGAAAGGAGTTATTCTATCTCCAAAGATGTCTCAGGCTATGCTTTCTGAACTTTCTATAAAGATAAATGGAGATACAAGACTCAATGGTATGGTAGTCTATAACAAAGATATACAGGCTTACCTCCAATTTAAGAATGGAAATTGGGTTCCACTTGGATCTGATAACAACATTTATTCTGTAGATGGTACTGTATCTTCAGATAGGGTAGTTTCTATGAATGGGTCTCTTGAATTTAAAACTAATGGTAATAAATTCAAAATTTCTGGACTTAAACAGGTTACTTCAGGAGATGATCTTACTAAATTCTCTACTGTAGTAAGACAAGATCCAGAGACTAAGGAACTAGCCACAGGTAGTGCCGTAGAGATAACACTTACACATCCAGACACCATACATGTAGAAACAGGTATCCAAAATGTAAATATAAATGTTACAAACAGTGTAGTTACTACTACTGTACCTGTCCACCCTGCTGAATATAAACAATATAAGAAAATAATGAAGAAATATCTCACATACAATTTTACACAAATAGAGAATTTTACCTACACTCCTATAAATCCAACTTATACAGAAAACCTTATATTTGAAACTGTGGATCATGCTCTCTATGGAAAGACTGCTATTATAAATGAAAAAATAACACCAACAAAACCACAGGTAATGTCCACTGCAGGTAATATTCTAAGTATGCTACAAATAGGTGGAGAATATCAGGTACAAGATGGTATGCTTTTTAAATTTACTATTCATAACTTCAATAACAGATATCACTTTGATGATTTTGTGGTAGAAAATGAAATAGGAGATAGAACTACACTCTTTACTCTTGGATCTAATAACCAATATGTTGCTAACTACATTACTCCAAGTGGAATATTTAACAATAGATTTGATGCTTCTCCAGAAGTACAGATTATAATGTACTATTATAACAAAAAATTCTTTATTACTTGCGTATATGCAGGAGGTATTTCACATAAGCATTGGATACAACCAGTGGAGAACTTAACTACTAAGTTTAAACTTAAATTTATAATTAAAACTTATGACCATTCAAGTTATCTGTCTGTTATTGGTATTTCTGGAAGATATACAGTTATTCCACAGAGTGATCTTACTATAATAGACAGTAACATAGATTACACAGAAAGACTTCACGACCTGGATGATAAGACACGATTTACTCAGATGACAAAGACTGACTTTGATGTTATAAAAGAATATCCATCTGCCCCTAATCAAATTACTCTTACTCCATCTGGAGTATCTCTTGTTCCTAATTTAAATCCATCAGGTGTTCCTGTTCAATCTCTGTTTGAAACCTTAAAATCTAAAATAGAACTTCCAGGAGATAAAGATTGGGTACTTTCTTATACCTTGAACACTATTCTTATCAATGGTATTCCATTTTGGAGAATGGGACTTGGTACAGGAAATGCACCAACTCTTGGAGTACTGCAATCATTTACTTCTTCTACAGGATTTTTTTACCTAAATGGTACACAATTTGCTTATAATGTAGTAAATTCTACTGTAAATGTAACTTATAAGAAAGTAGCAAACTTACTCTTGGTTACCTTTACTACACCTAATGCTACTGTTGGTAATACAAAGGAATATCTTATTCCAGATCATTTACTTACTGCAGAGAATAAGTTTAAGTTTATTTTTAATACAGAGACTAAACTTCCACAATTCAACTTAACATACCCAGAATACTTTATAAAACCTTAAAAGATATGAATAAACGAAGCATAATACCACCACAAGTACAGGCTCTTCTTGATACCATTAATAAGGAAGAGATGGTGTTCTGTAAGCAAGAACTTGCTCCACATCCACTCTTTCCACACCTGTCCAGATATATTGAAGTATACAAGATTACTCCAGATCTTACTACTAAGAATACACATATCCTTTATAGACAGGTAGGTGTAGATTCTATGGGAGAAAGAGTTACCTTACCTCTTCAATGTCCAGATTGGTATATGTCAGATACTACATGGAGTTATCTTAGAGATCCTAAAACTTTTGAAATCATAAAAGTACCTGAGGAAACTTTGGAAATTGTATATGGAGATGATGGACATCCAGTTCTTTTATCTAACGGTACTCCAAAGAGAGAATGGAAAGTTACAGGAGAGACTACCATTCCTGTAAATACTCACATTTATCTAAAATTCTTACTTAGAAATGGAGTTCCTTTACTTTCATTACTTGGAGATTATTTGGCTATCTTTATTTCGGAGAATATAGATGCTCTAAATAAGACCAAGTAATCTTGGTATTATAAAAATACCAAAATGTTAGTTTCCATATTAATACATATTACAAATTTTTTGTCTTTGTAAAAATATGGAAACTAACATTTTAAGTATTAAAACAGCCTTTTCCACAGCCTACCTATCTGTAATGCTTACTACTAGTGCCATAAGTACAGTAGAACATGCTATGATATACGATCCATATTTCTACTTATTTTTTGTGGGTGGTCTTCTATTTTCTATTCTTAGTGATTATGATGATCCTGTAAGAAAGAAAAATCTTACTTTTAAATCAATAATTACTTCTGTTGTAATTACATCAATTGTATCATTTCTTTCTATGTTTGCATATTCTGAAGGATATGTAAATAAATTTGTACTTTATCTTATTATTACTATAATGAGTGTATTTGGTCATGCTATTATTATTAAGTATAGAACACCACTAATCGATTCAAGTGGTAAGGAACTTACTAAACTTCCAAAGACAGCATCTAAATTTATAAACAGAAGACTTGGTGTAGATGATACACCAGATCCTGCTGAAGAACAACAAGGTGAAGAAGTATCAAATAATCCATAATTTTTATTTTATAATTTTTTAAACATGGACACAAGTACAACAATACAAGCCCTGGGGCTAGAAAAAACAGACATAGTATATGTAGACAGTATGATTCAATATACAATTCTTATACTTTCATATGCTCTACTTCTTAGAATGGCAATTGCTAAGAAAAATGTTCTAAGATACTATATGAATTCTACAAATTGGTTACTTATTTTTGTAATCCTCTATTCTGGAACAAATATAGTACTCTTACTCTTAGGTCTTTCATCTATTATCCAATATACTCCTATATCCTGGCTTCAGGTTATTACAGAGGAAATAGAGATAATACCTCTTTGGATAGTAATCAGAGTACTTGAACATAATTATAGAAAAATAGAGGGACTACCGACTGCACCTTATAAATCAGATGCAATTATTAAAAAGTCTCTACCACTCTTTAAATAAAATTTCTTTCCTTATATATGAAAAATTTTCTAAAATTATTTGCGAACTTTGTAGTTCTTATGATTCTTTATCTTATGGTCGCATATGCATTTAAGTATATGCTACTTGCTTCTTTCGTAGTGGTAACTATTAAATATACTTGGAAGCGTAAATGGAGTGATGCTGTTCCTATTATGAATCAAACACTTATGGATTCACTTCTTAGATTTGACAGATATTGTAATCAAGAATATAGAACTATGCTCAATACTCTATTTGTAAAAGGTAAACATTATCCATTTGGACATAAAGATGAAACTATATCATCTGCACTTGGAAAAAATCAAAAAAGAGGAACACTTAGTATTCTTGGTTGGATTCTTGTTATCTTCCTTTGGATTCTTGATTTTAGAGTATGGTTTAAAGGAGGACATTGCGTAGACAGTATAGATTTGAGATACAATTCTGAGATAGATATTACACAGGCATAATAAAAGTAAATTGTTAAGTGATTTAAATTTATTTGTTAATCTAATTGTTAAAAACAGTTGTCCCAGAGTTTAATTACTCTGGGACAATCTGTCTACAGTTGTAGAAGCAATTGATGATAAAAAGTTTCTAAAAATTTTATTTATAAAATTATAACTGTATTCTTTCTCCCTCCATAGAAGTACTATATGTGTACTTGCTACTGTGCGTAAGAGGTTCAAAATTAAAATTCATTTCTTCATATAGAAGTTTGTTAAGTCTTTCTATAAGTTCTACTCCCATACCTTTTGGAACATATGCTACTGTAAGATGTGGGTGGTATTCATTATAGGTGGTTTTAACTTCCATTTTTGATTTTATTATATGATTAAGAATTCTAAGATCTGTGCTCATTACATCAAATTTAATAATATCAAAATTGTTATCCTCAAAAAATGAAAGTTCTGTAAGTTGGAAATAACTTGGTCTATTTCTTATTATTTCTTTAATAAGATTTATATCAGTATGTATATTGATACCAAATGCTACTGTAATATGTGTATACTTATCAAATTCAAAATCTTCATCTCTTCTATATCCATGACCTATCAGTATTCTTTCAAGATCATCATGCATTCTTTCTACTACCTCTTCCATCATAGGTACAGAAAGCATCAGACAACCAGTGTTTAAGTTTTTCATAATCAATTAAAAAATATTATATATCAAATTTTTAAGAATGTTTTCTTTTTATCATGGTATAAAATTTACTTAAAGAAATTAAAAATAATGTATCTTACAGAAAGACATATTATAAAGAACAATAAAGAACTTGATGAAATATGTTTCAAATCTAAAAATCTTTATAATAGGGCTTTGTATTTAATTAGACAACATTACTTTGAGACTAAAAAATATTTAAATTATTATGATATTAATAGAATAATGATAGATTCTAAGGATACTGATTATTATTCACTACCTTGTAAAGTTTCTAATGAAATTTTAAAATTACTTGATAGGAATTTTAAATCATTCTTTGCTTTACTTAAAAAGAAACAAAATAACAAGTATGATAAACCTGTAAAGATTCCTAAATATTTAGATAAACAAGGTAAAAATATAACAATCCTCCCCAAACAATCAATATCTAAAATTTATCTCAAAAAAGGTTTAATTAAATTATCTTCTTTATCCATAGAAATACCCACAAAGGTAACAGAATCTAATATAGTTGAAGTAAGAATTTTACCCAGAAATAATCATCATATAGTAGAAATAGTTTACAAAGTAGAAGAGAAAGAACTTAAACCTGATAATGGAAGATATGCTTCTATTGATCTTGGTTTAAATAATTTAGTTACAATTGGTTCCAATGTTATCAAACCTTTTATTATAAATGGTAAACCTTTAAAATCAATTAATCAATATTGGAATAAAGAGGTTGCCAGGTTACAGTCACTTTTAAAAGGTAATAAGAGAACAAGTAAAAGAATAAACAATATAACTCTTAAAAGAAACAATAAGATCAAAGATTATTTACATAAATCTTCTAAAACAATAGTGAATTTCTTAGTTTCTAATAATATCAGTACTCTTGTAATAGGCTACAATGAGGAGTGGAAACAAAACATTAATATAGGAAGAAGAAATAATCAATCTTTTGTAAATATTCCTTTTTATACTTTCATTAAGCAACTTGAATATAAATGCAGGTTGGAGGGTATAAATGTGATATTTACAGAAGAATCTTATACTTCTAAATGTAGTTTTCTGGACAATGAGCCACTTAGAAAACACAGTAATTATATAGGTAAAAGAATTAAAAGAGGTCTATTTAGATCGGCTAAAAATAAGATAATTAATGCTGATTTAAATGGTTCACTTAATATACTTAGAAAAGTAATTGGAGAATTTCAGTATCCAATAGAGGTGTGTGGTACGCCATTAAAAATTAGTGATTTTTAAAAAATTCAAGATAAATCTTGAATAACTATTTAAGTTTTCTTCCATATACAATATTTTTTAAAATTAATAATTTATTTAATTTTATAGTATTTCTATGACCCAAATTTCGACAAGATCCAGTATATGGACAAGTTCTAAAATAGAAGCAATTGTAAAAGAATACAACCTTACAGGTTCACTTCCTGCACCAAGAAACCACCCATTTTATGATAACAATATTCGTAAAATGAAAGATGATGTACTCTTTGAATATACCCAAGAAGAGATCCTTGAACTTGCAAAATGTAAAGAAGATATCATTTATTTTGCAGAGAATTTTTGTAAAGTTCTTACTGATGGTGGAAATAGACTTGTAAAACTTAGAAAATATCAGAGAAGAATACTTCTTCAACTTAAAAAATATAACAAGAACATTCTGCTCCAAAGTAGACAAAGTGGTAAATCAGTTACTACTGCCATTTTTGTAGTTTGGTATCTTATTTTTAATAAGGATAGAAATGTTGTAATTGCCAGTGCTACATCGGATAAAGCAGAAGATCTTGCACAAAAGATAGAAGTTATGCTCCTTGAACTACCTTATTTTCTTAAACTTGGACTTAAGAAAGATAATATAAGAAAGAAGCATTTCTCTAATAATAATACACTTACAGTAGAAACTACCACAGAAAATACTGCTGCTGGTATGACCTGCCACTTGCTTATTATGGATGAGTTTGCTCTTGTTCATCATTCAATCATTAATAAACTGTATCGAACTATTATACCTACCATGTCATCTTCTGTTACTGCTAAACTCATTATAATGAGTACACCCAGAGGAACAAATAAATTTTATGAAGTATGGCAGAAAGCAGTAAAAGGAACAAACAACTTTAATCCTATCCGTGTAGACTGGTGGGAAGTTCCTTTAAACAATGAAATTGGAGATCCACTTCTTGATGAAAATGGAAATATAGTTTATAGAGGAGAAGATTGGAAACAGGCACAAATTGAAGATCTTGGAAATGAAGAAGATTTCAATCAAGAATATGGAAATCAATTCATGGCAGGAAATTCCATGATTTTCAACTCTGTTACAATGAGAACCTTAAAAACACAGGAGAAGAAATATAAACCTTTTCCAGTAGATGCTATAGAGACCATTCTTGAAGACCTGGATACCCCTCTTCAAAATCCAGATGTCTTTATCGTACATCCAGATATAGATCCCTCAGATTTTTCAGATGATACCAGTAAATTTATTTTCTCTGTAGACCTTGCAGGTGGTGGAGGTGGAGATTTTTCAGTTATTACTTTCTATAAGATTATGCCGATGTCCAAGTCCCAACTTGATAAAATAAAAATTGCTACTTCTGTTAAAGATTTTTATAAACTTGTAGAAGTTGCTAAATTCAGAAGTAATGAACTTGAAGTTGATATGGTAGCCAAAATTTTCTATCATATAGTAATGGATCTCTTCAATGAGAATATAGTTGGTATAGTAGAACTCAATTATGAGGGTAGAACTTTTACAAAGACCTGTTCAGAAGTTTATGGAGATAACAATGACCTGGATACAGATATTTTCCTTGAATTTCCTTACAATATGGTGTGGGAAGATGCTAAAACTTTCAAACAAGGAGTATTTAATACAGATTCTGTAAAAAAAGATGCCACAAAGAAATTTAAGAAACATGTGAGAATAGGACAACTTTTACTTACAGATTCAAACACTATCACTCAAAGTACCAATTTCAGTTTAAATAAAAGTGGCAATTATGAATGTCAAAGTGGTAATGATGATGATATAATGTGTGCAGTAAATGTTACCCATGTACTTTACCATCCACTTTATGAAGAGATGGTTGAAGACCTTTACGATGATGCACCATCAGATTTTAAACAAATAGTAGATTCTAAACTTTCAAGCGACATATGAAAATAATATCATTTTTATTCTTATTCTTTTTTATTCTTGGACTTACAGCCACCATTTATGGAATGATAAAATCTTACAGTATTTCTTGGGCAAATATAAGACCAGGGGATATTGTTATTCTTAAAGACCCATTTGGCAACTACATTTCTCTAATTGCTATAAGAGAATCATTATTTGGTACAAAGTTTATGACTCTATGTAAAGACAGAAATGGTAATGTAGATCTTTCTCTTTTACATCCAAGAGATTGTACAACTACATCACTTTCTCTTATACTTCGGAATTACCACATCACAGAGATTGATAGAACTTACAGAGAACTTTATAAAAGAGTATATGCACATAAACTCAAATGATTTTAGGTTACCTATGAAATCTTCAATTACTTTTGAAGAACATTTATTAGATTCCTTTGATTTTGAGATTAAAGTACCTATCCAAAAATCTAAGAAAGAAGATATAAAACCTATCATTCATACAAAACCAAAAGGTAAAAAAGATAGTAATATTAAAAAATCACTGTTTTAAATGAGCAATATAAACATTGTAGATATAGCCAAGTCCCAGAAAGCAAATTTTATAAAAGATATAGATCATTACGGAGTTATTATTTCGGAAGTTTCTTCTTTCTTTTCATCTCCACAAGCACTTCGCTTGAATAAGAACAGGCTTTATGTATATAGACAGGAACTTATATCTAAGAAAGGAAAACTTCTAATTGAACAATCACTCTATGTAAAATATCTCCGTAAAGTAGAAAGAGATAGAATGCATTCTATGAAGATAGGAAAACTTCCACCTGGAGATCAAGATTATGGTATTGTCTATAAAAGTGAGGGAGAGCGTAAAATTTATCTTGACTCTTATACAAAAGATCTCAGATATCTTATTCAAATAATGACTGATTATATCAATTTTGTAACAGATACAGTTGATACTATTGATAAAATGCTTCTTGGAGTCAAGTATTATATAGAACTTGACAAATAAAAACCTTATATGAAAATTATAGTACACTCAGATACAAAAGAACTTGAACTCGAATATGACAGTCAAATAGAACTTGACACTGTCCGTAAAGTTTATGCACAAAAAATAAGAAATTGGAGATTTAGGATTCCAAAAGGTAGTAAATGGGATGGAACAGTAAACTTTCTTAGAAATTACAAATACTTACCCATTGGAATGTGGAAACATTTGCTTGGTATATGTAAAGACTATGAATTTCCAGTTTCTATAAAAAATAAAGAATATCTTGTTGATGATACCATCACAATAGAGAAAATAGAGAAATTTTGCTCAGAGAATTTTCAAAGTGAAGATTTTAAACTTGATGAAGATCAAATTACTGCTATCTATCTTGCTGTAAAATATAAATACTTCACTATGGATCTTTCTCAAAGATTTGGAAAGACTCTGCTTTTCTATCTGATAAGCAAATATCTTGTAAAAGAGACTCCTGTAAAGAAAGTTCTTATTCTTACTATAAATCCAGGACTTGTTGGACAGATGTATGCAGATTTTGAAGATTACTCAGGTGGAGATCTTTCAGATATCTCTATGTTACTCTCTAAAAATAAACTTAAAGATGATAGAGGTTCTATCCACATAACAAATTTCCAATATCTTGTAAATATAACAAAGAACAATCCTGAATTTTTTGAAAAGTATGATGCTGTACTTGTTGATGAATGTCATAGACTTTCTGAAACTACAAAGACTGTCATAAATCTTTCAAAGAATAGACTTTATACAGGTGGATTTAGTGGATCTATTGTAAAAGATACATCTGCTGACTACCTAAGTCTTATGGCTTATTTTGGCGGAATCTTAAAAACTGTTACAAAGAAAGAACTTATGAATAAGGGTAGGGCTACACCTATCTCTATAAGATGTATAACAGTAAATTCCATAGATGAAAGTAAAAAGAAAGAACTTTATTATGCAAAAAGTCAAATGCCAGGAGAAAAACTTCTAAGACTTGAACTTCAAGCCATTAGAGATTCCAAGAGAAGAATGGAATTTATTGCTAAACTTTGTAAAAAACTTGATGGTAATATTCTTATCTTCTTTGTAAGTACAATGGATGGCTATGGTAAAAGACTCATTGAAGAAATTAAAATGTATACTCAGGATAGAACTATAATGTACATAGATCAACATGTTCCAGAAGATTCAAGATCCAAATTTAAAGCAAAAATGGAGAGTTCTTCAAATAACATTCTTGTTTCTACTTATGAAACTCTTTCTACTGGACATACAATCCGTAATCTTCCATATATCATCTGTGCAGAACCTATTAAAGCAGAGACTACACTTTCACAGGCTATTGGTAGAGGAATGACTAATCATCATTCAAAAGATAAATTCACTTGGATTGATATCATAGATGACCTTAGATGTAATTTCCATGACCATATAACAAACTCTACTGTATCATCTGAAAATTATGCATTTAAGTGGGGTAAAATTAGAAAGACCTATTATAAAAGAGAGGGATTTACCTACAAAGATGACTATATTGATTTAATGAAGTAATTAAAAAATGAACAGTTCTATTTCTAATTTTGAACCAGCAATGTTTCTCTATTTTTGTTCGATAGGAAAGATTACTACCTTACCAACAAAATATTGGAAAACACCAAGTATAAAACTCTTACATGAACTTTCAATTGCTTATAATAGAAAATTTCTTGAACTTCCCTGGAATCTTGAAAATCCAGATATCTCACAGATTAAAGAAGTTGTAAACAGAAATCCAGATAAGTTTATCTTAAATCCAGATGAATCTTTGGAGCAGAATAATGCTACTTTTATTTCTGCTGTTTCACACATTATAACAACTGATCTTAAAAAATACAATCATTCCTTTCTTAAAGAAACCAGTGAATCTTGGCTACAATGGGAAGATTTTCAAGAGAAAAATAAAAATGCCATTGAATATATTCGTGGACAAGTTCTTGAACCTGGGACTATATCACAGGTTATAAAGAAAGCAAAATCTATCATATCTTCAGCAGGAGATATACTTCTTGATGAAGATGATTTGGGAGATGATTTTTATGATCCTCATACTCATGTTGTAGATGATTCTACAGAGAAAATTAACTCTGGATATACAAATTTAAATAAAGCATGGATTGACCACCCTACTGGAGGTATTCCACTTGGTACTACTACTCTTATTCTTGGAGAAACTAACATCGGAAAATCTATTTGGGGCTGTAATTTTGCAAGAAATATCCACTTAAATGGTTACAATGTCATCTATATCTCTCTTGAAATGAGTACAGATAAAATCTTTAAGAGAGTAGGTGCTGGAATCTTTGATATAGATATAGGAGATTATTCTAAACTTTCTACAAGTCTTGATTCAATCTCTGCAGAGATTAAGCGTTTTAAAGATAAAACAAGTACAAGTCTAATTCCACCTGGTATATTTAGAGCCAAGAGATTTGGAGGGATTACACCAAGTGGTATTCAGAGTTATGTCAGAAGTGTAGAACAAAAACTTGATATCAAAGTACATTGTGTAATTGTGGACTACTTAAATGAGGTAGGAAGTGATCATGGATATACTACTGCAAATGCATATGAGGCTTACTCATATCATAAAAGTAACATGAATGATCTCTATAAAATGGGAGTTGATAACAATTGGGCAATGATTGTACTTCATCAACTTTCTGGAACAGGATTTGGTGCAGAAGATATCACTATGAGTATGAGTAGTGAATCCAAAGGTATTCTACATAGACCAGATTGTGTCTTGGGTATTATTCAAACTCCAGAAATGAAAGTAGCCCGTAGATATTATATGAAAGTTCTAAAATCCAGAGATGGTGTCATTAAGGATCACAAAATAGAATTCGAAATAGATTATACAAGAATGATGATTACAGAAACTGGGACTGTACTTACTCCTGGAGATGCTCTTCTATAAGGAAATAGATATGAGAATTTTTAAAAAATCATTCTATATTATGACTGTTTATTTTTCTATTACAATCATACTTGCAGTACTCTTGTTTTGCAGTACTGCTTATTATCTTGTTAAATCCAAGCAGAGTACTCAGAAGATTAAGGAACTTAGTTCTCAGCTATTTAGTGTCCCTAAGTACGCAGTAGGCTCTCCTGTATATGTCTTCATGGCTGGGAAATGGATACAAGATATCATTGTAGAGAGCAAACTTTCAGATGCAGTTATCTCTATCAGAACAAAATCTATGGAAGCAGGTACATTTTATCCTATAACAAGTGAATATGTAAGGCTTTCAAGAAATGGAGAAGATTTAAGTGAAATCATAGACCCAAGAGAATCATAACATCTTTAAGAGATATTTTCACTTATAAATTTTGAACACTGAGACCCCTGCTAATATTTTAGCAGGGGTCTCTTGTTTTCTATGTTACAGGATTTTATAGTAAAAACTCTTTTACTCTTATACTGCTGTAAAACTACCTACAATTGTAGAATTTCCACTAAGAGTAATTCTGTTAATGAATTTCTTAGTTACATTAGGAATCTTCACTATAACATCCACTATTGAAGTATTTTCTCTAACTACCCAATCTGGGTTATTACTTCTATCAAATACAACATCAAATTCTTCTATACAACCATAAACATCTCTAAGATTAGAGTAATAATTGTCAAGAATAGAAAGAACTTGTGTACGCATTGTATCATCGTTATATTCAAACATAAATCCAGCCAAGAGTTGTTCTTGATCGATTTCTATATTGATAAGAGTTTCTCTTGCGTGGATATTGTTCAGAATAGAAGTATATTTTTGGAATCCTGTTTCATTACCCATAATTACAATAGAACCATCATTTCTTCTATAAATTGGGTTGATTCCTTTCTCTTCAAGTTCTCCTCTATCACTTTTTGAAAGAGGAAGAGTTACTCCTGTTACTCCCTCTCCAGAGATAATACCCCTCTTCATACCTGCTACTGCAAGGTATGGATTAGTTTTATATTTCTCTACAAAGTTATTACTTACAAAGCATGCAGGAGGTACAGAAGAAATAGATCCATCATCATTTCTTACTTCTATATTAGGGAAGTAGAAACCTACATAAGATGCTCCACTTACTTCTTGTGGTAATGTATAAAGGAAACTTGGATTTTCATCTATATTACCACCTTTGTTAATAAGTTCAGCCGAAAGTCCAGGGAATGGATCTTCTGCACTTGGAGTGTTTGTAAATCTTGGATCTACACTATCCATAAACTCTTCAGGAGTAGGACAGTTCAAGATACCCAAGCATCTCTGTCTACCTTGAATAAGTTTAGAAAGATAACTCTTACTTTCTGGGGTAAGTCCTTTATTAAAGGTATCTACAAAATATCTGAAATCTACCATTTCAGGATCTACAAGTGTTTTTGCCATCACTGTATCAGTCATTACAGAGTAAATTTCTCTTACTCTTTGGTCTGTATTGTTTGGTAAGTGATGATCTTTAAGTGAGAATCCTTTAAGACAAGAAAGATCGTACTCAGAGAACATATCTTCAATTGGAAGTCTTCTTTCTACTTCATTACTCTCTGAAAGTTTGATATTTCCATTTGTAGATACAAGGAGAGATGGAAGACCAGCCTCCATTACATTCTTGATTGATACAATTCTTGCAAGTGTAGGTTTTCCATTTTCTTCAGCTACAAGGAATTGTCCAACTTTTAAGTAATCTTTGTATGCTTTATCTATGATTACAGAAGTTTCATCAGATTTTTTCTTTATAGGTAAAGTAATCACTGAAGTACCTTTACCACTCACTATCTTACCTCCATTTACAATTTCCTCAGTAAGATTTTTCTCTCTTGTAAGTTCCATATCTTCATATCCAGTAATTTTAAGGATTCTTTCTCCCTCTTCTGTATATGAAAATTCAACTTTAAGATAAGTTTTCTCACTACTGTAATCATAGTAGTCCCCAGTGATTATATCTTTATCTTTTGCTTTCTTATAAAGTGAAGACATATGAGAAGCATAGATTTTGTTGTCTTTAATCTGTACATCTACTGGAGTAGCATGAACTTTGTACCACTTAAGATTTTTAGTACCATCAGTAAGTAAGATATTTGCTTCTTTCTCCGCTGGAATCTCCAGAGTATGTTCAGTATCTCCACTACCGTTAGTAACTTTAAATGTTACTTTTACAGGATTTGAAGAATTATTTGTAAAGTTTAAGATAGGGAATTTGTTTCTTACTGTAACTCCACCATTCATAAACATACTTTCTATTCCAGCAAAAAGTTCTGCTGTTTTATCAAGCAGGGTAGAAGATCTAAATGATACTTCATGTTCATTCATTATGCTTGTATCCCATCTACTTCCAGTTTTCTTACCAGCAGATACAACAATTTTTGTCATATCTTCCCCAGTGTTTATGTTCTTATAATCTTCTTCTGGAAGAGAACCACCTTTAAGTTTCCAATCAGTAGTCCCAGGTTTCATAGCAGAAAGTTTTAGAGTTACACTTTGTGAAGTTCTATCTACACTTCTTACTTCTGCTACAGCTTGTTCTCCCTCAAGAGTACTACCTACATTTACTCTTGTGTAAATCTGTTCAAAGAATGGATCTGTATTTGGAACTACAAGAGTAGCCTCATTTGATAGTCCACTTGCAGGAGTCCATACTAGACCCTCTCCATCAGCATTGATGTATAAAGATTTTTCACTCTTTACAATTTGAGTTTCTATTTTATCTACAAGTCCACCTTTATATGATAAGAAATTAATTTCTTCTACTGGTTTTTCAAGCAGTCTATTTCCTATAAGGTCAAGATGTGCAGTGTTAGTCTTTGTAATATACTTATCAAGTTCTTTTTCATTGATAGCACAAAGTAGACCATCAAAGTTAGTATTAGAATTGATAAGGTTTTGAATATTTCTATTGATACCATTACCATCTACAAAGTTAGGGATAACAGTACCTGTATAGATTTGTTTAACTTTTACTTCTTTAAGATTTAAGAATTCTTCAAGAAGATCTTTTCGAAGACCTGTTGAAGTAAAATACTTACCAAATACTGGATGAGAAGAAAGCACTGGATACTGAGAAGCAGAGAAATCTCCAGAAAGTACAATTACATCAATGAAATAATCAGAAATAAGATCAGATGATTTCATAAATGCTGGAATAAGTTCTACATCTTTATACCATTCAAGTGCAGTAATATCAAATCCTTTCACTTGACTCTTTCTAATAAGTACAGAAATTGGACTCTTAGAAAGGTTAGTCAGTGATAATAGTCTACTTTGCTTATCCAGTACAGTACCGTTAGCAGTTAAGTACTTTGGATCTGGCTTCCAGAATCTTGTCTTATTGTAGTAAGATGCCAGTAGTCTTTCATGAGTTTCTCCATTTGGTGTACTTGGATCAAGTGAGAATGTTTTAAATTCTACCTTATCAGCATCTGCTGTAGGTTCTCCCTGTTCATTTACTGAGTTATTAGTTTTAAGTAAGTTTAAGGCAAGTACACTCCCGGATGCTAGTGCTACTTCTATACTTTTATGAAAGAAAGAACCCTGTCTTTCAAGTACTCTATCTCTTGTCCCAAAAAGTTTTCTTGCTGTATCCAAGTCTCCTTTCTGGATAAGAACAGGCACATTGAATACACCAGTTCTTGAAAATCCAGCAATAAGTCTTACTGGTTCATTACCAGTTGCAGTAGGAACAGCAGTACCATCTCTATGAGTAAAATATACACCACTGGCTTTATATTTTCCAGTGATGTCTCCGAGTGATATTAATCCTGTTGACATATTAAATTATTTTTTAAGAAATTATCATATATATTTATACTTTCGGAAATCCAAATGGGAGAACGGTTTTCCAGGATTTTGCAACATTTTATGCTTTAAAGTAATAAAATTATAAAATATTTTAGAGAATGAAAGATAGTTTTTTAATAGGTACACCAGTTGTCCACCCTGTATATGGAGAGGGTAGAATTGTAGAAATCAGACCTGGGAGTAAAAATCCTGTTGCTGTTAAATTTGTAGGTGGTATTGTAGTAGATTTTAAATTTGATGGTAAACTCTCCAAAGATGATCCAAAAACTTTACAACTTAATATAAAAGTACCTACAACCAAGCAAGTTATCTTGGATTGTCTCATTTATGTCCTTTTTATACTTCTTGGACTTCTTACAGGACTTTTTATTACTGATACTAAAAGATAAAACTCACAAATTTATGGATTTAACTGTTATAAAAGAAAAACTTGAAAAATCATCTCATAGTAATTTAAATGGTGTAGATGAAATGATCATCTATGCAAATGAGATGTATAGAATTGGAGAACCTGTTATTTCAGATGAAGAGTATGATTTCCTTTTATCTTTTACAGATAATATATCTGATGGAAATCCAAAAGTAATGGATTATACCCATAATGGAAAACCACTTAGAGAACTTCCTATTACTATGGGAAGTCTCGATAAAATTAAAACAGAAGAAGAGATTAAAAAGTGGCTTGAAAGGTGCAAAGATGATGGTATGCTCGTAATTACTCCAAAGTATGATGGTATAAGTATATGTGTAGAATTTAAAGAAAATGGAGAATATACTGCTTTCAGTAGAGGTACAGGAACAGAGGGATTTGATATTACATCTTTTGTGGAAGTTATAGGTATTCCAACTTTGGAGAAAGGTGTCTACTTTGGAGAAATTGTACTTAAAAGGGAGGCACTTAAAGAAATGAATAAAGTAAGAGAGGAGAGAGGTCTTCCATCTTACAAAAATACCAGAAATACAGTGGCTGGACTCATGTCTATGGTAGATCCAGATGAAGATTTTCTTCCATATCTAAGTATTATATTTTATGGAAAAGGTAAAGTACATGCAGATAAACATGAAACACTTGAATTTATAAAAGAGTTTACACTTGACAATTCACTTCTTTTCATTTTACTTCCTTTAAGAAGAATTACAAAGGAGACACTTGATTCTATCTTTGAAGATTTTAGAGAAACACTTGATATAGATATAGATGGACTTGTTCTGGATATAGATGATAAAGATAGTAGAAAAGCACTCAAATCTTCAAGTTTAAATCCTGCTTATGCTGTTGCTTATAAAGGATTTCCCCAGAAAAGTTATCCTACAAAGGTTAAATTCATTCATAGAACACTATCTAAAGATGGTATATTTGTTCCTACTTTGGTAATAGAACCAGTAGAAATAGGAGGTGTGATTATAAGAAATCTTTATGCAGATTCTGAATCTTTCCTTTATCTTTATTCCATTGGAGAGGGTACAAATATAAGTATAATCAGAAGTGGAGATGTTATACCGAGAATAGTAAAAGTGGAAGATTTCCATGTTATGGAAAATTCTAGGCTTAAAAAACTTAGACAGAAGTACTCAGACAATCTTGAGGAGATTAGAAAAAATCATATTGGTACTCCAGAGAATTACTCGGAACCTAAACTTGATTTACCTTATTATTGGGACTCTACAAATACTCAGATAAAAACTGATATACGAAATGAGAACATAGATATTAAAAATCTTGTTCATTTCTTTAAAGAAATAGGAGTAAAGGGAGTAAGTGATGCGAAAATTGAAGATCTTTATAAAAATGGTTTAAATACTTTAAGAAAGATTTACAAAGCCTCAGTAAGTAGTCTTTCTTCACTTCCAAATTGGGGAGAAACCTCTGCTATCTCTTTTAAAAATGAAATAGAAGAAAAATTATCTTCTGCCTCAGAAGAGATGATTATGTCTGGAAGCAATTTATTTTTCAGACTTGGTACAAAGACTTTAAAACCTATAACAGAGTATCTTCACTTAGAAGATGAAGAATTTAAAGCAAAACTTGAAACTATCCCAGGCTATGGATTCTTTACAATAACTTCTATTCTTGAGGGTATGCCTAAATATAAAAAATTTAAAGAAGATATCTCTGAATTTATAAAAGAGAAGAAAATAGAAAATAAGGTACTGGGAGATAAGTACAAAGACATGAAATTTGTCTTTACAGGAGTTCGGGATAAAGAACTTGAAAAATATCTTGAAAGTGAGGGTGGTCAAGTTACTACTTCTGTCTCTTCTTCTACTTCCTATGTAATATGTGCATCAAAGGACAGTCTAAGTGGTAAAATTAAAAAGGCTACTGAACTTGGTATACCTATCATAGAATACAAGGAAGCCAAGATGTGGATGCCTAATAAAAATAAAAATCAAACATTATTTTAAAAATAAAAATGTATAAAGTTATACCTACAATACTTGATCCTGGGAAACTTGATCCCAAAAACTTTGTCACTATTGGAGATGTCAGTTATGTCCAATTTAAGGCTAATTCATACACTGGAAATTCAACCATTGGAGTTATTCCTAAACTTGGAACACAGTCAGTAGACAGAGATGATATTGTTATCGATCTTCATTCAAAAATTGATCAGCTTGATGCTCCTATCTATATAAAAGATCATTCAACTATTACAGTAGATGATAGAACTTATTATACAGTCCATGATTCTTTGTTCAAGTATGTAGTTCTTAGAGATGAAATAGTAGATGAAATGACAATAGATGACTTTCTTGGATACTTAGAAAAGATTTTATTCTTTAAAAAACCAAAGTATTCGATTGTATTTTATGTTACATTCTTCCTCTCTATGCTTACAGGTATCTTACTTTTTAAATCACTTATGAGTATCTTTAATTAAAAAACAAAAATCACTTATGAAAATATCAAGAAATGAATTTATGCAAACTGAGTTTGAAATAGAAAAAGGTGGAAACTTTCAAGTAGAAAAACTTATTTCCATCTTACCTGCAAATAAGAAAATTGTCCTTGTTGGAGGTTTTTGTAGTGGAAAAAACTACCTGGCAGAGAAACTCAAAAATATAGGTAGAAAAATCTGTGTTTCTCATACAGATAGAGAACAGAGAATAGGAGAAGTAGATGGTGTAGATTATCATTTTACTACTCCAAGAGATATTTTAAAACTTCTAAACTTTAACAAATCTATTCAATGGGATGCCTTTGGTGGACATTTCTATGTTACTACTATTGAAGAATACTTAAGGAGTGATGTTCTTGTTCTTTCTCCAAGAGGACTCAACAAATTCCCTCCTGCACTTAGAGAACAGATGTGTGTCATTTACCTTGATATAAATCTTGAACTTAGAAAAGAGAGATATCTTGAGAGGAAGAATGTAAATATGGGACTTGAAAGAAGAATAGAAGAAGAAAAACCACAATTTGATGGTTTTAAAAATTTTGATATCAGAATTTATGATTACAATGTAGAAGAAAGTAAGGAAAATGTAGAAGAGTAAATAACCCAGTTATGATAGACTCGGCTACAAATACAGGATTTAGACTCTATTTTTCAGAGAATTTCATCTATGAAGAAATAGAGAAAAAATACAAACCCATAATAGATTCACAATCTCCTATGTTTAGGAGGCTTGTTGAATATTTGAATATGACTATTTGTGCAAATAGGTTTATTCCTGGATTTACTATACCAGAGTCTAATGTTCAATATTCAAGAACTGGGATAAAGACTACACATACTACTGGACTTAATCCAACAGAACTACTTAATGCTAATTCTTTGGATATTGAATTTAAACTTAAAAATAGTTGTATAAACTATTTTATAATGACTGAGATTATTCTTCTCTATATGGATGTAAATCGTAGAAAAGATAAAAGCATTTTTTTACCTCCTATAATTCTTGATATAATAGGAGATGATGGTAATCTTATAGCCAAGTACACATATACAAACATCTATCCAAAAGGTATAGGAGATCTTAACTTTGATGGTGGACAAGTAAATTTAAATGGAGATACTTTTAAATGTGAATTTGGATTTAATGATTACACTATGGAACTTTTCATGGGAGATAGAGTAGATATGACACATCCAGGACTTTCATACTAAAGCATATGATAACAAGAGATTTATACATTAGAGGAACAAAAGAAGATCCAATGGAACTTGAAGATAAAATTCTTGAAGATTCTTCACTTGCTCTCTATATTCAACAAATTCTTATGCTCCTTGAAAATGAAAATAAGATACTTGGTGCACCTGGAATGAACCTAAATCTTGAACATTATGTTTTTGATACTAAAATATCTGCTACAAGAATAAAATCTCTTATCACTTCTGCTATTGCAGAATATTGTACACTTTTTAAGTACTATGGTACATCAGTAGAAGTGAATATTGTAAAAGGTACAAATAGAGATATCTGTCTTGTAGACATTTATGTAAATAAAGATGTAAAACTTTCTTACCTTGTTAAATAATAATAATTTTTAAATATACATACTTATGGACAATACTATAAAAGCAATTCACGAAACACATGCAGATATAACTGAACAATCTGTAATTTCATCTGCTAAATTTGTAACAGAAGAAATCTTACCTAAACTTGCACAGGCAGGAGTTTCTCTTAGTGAGGGTAGTCTTATTTCTATTCATTCACTTTCAAGAATTTTCGAAAGTGATAATACAGGAAGAAAAGTAGCAGACATCTTGATTTGGAGTGGTATGTTCTCAGAATTTGACTCAGATAGACTTGTTTGTAAAACTACAACTGCTGTAGAAGAAACAAATGAAGAACCTGCTCATGTACAGGAAGAGGTAAAAGAAGAACTTGCTCCAAAAGAAGTTAAGGAGGTTAAAGAAGAAGAGGTAAAATAATTTTGTTTTAAATACTCATGATTTATTTTAAATTTTCCCACTTATATTTTAGGTGGGAAAATTTTTATTTCTTACTTGATAATATTAATAAAATACCTCATATGATACCCATTTCATTATATAAAGACTTTCAAAAGAAGAATGTAGAAAGTTTTACACAAAATAATACAAAGATACCACAACTTGACCTTTTACATTCTGTTATAGGACTCTGTGAAGAATTTATTGAATATACAAATGCAACAGAAGAAGAACATAAAATAGAAGAACTTGGCGATCTTCTTTTCTATCATACAGTGCTTTCCTATATGCTTAGTATAAATCCTGAGGATTTTCTTGAAGTAGAAACTTCAAGTGAAATATCCAGAGATGAACTTCTTGGACAACTTCTTGGACAAACTAAGAAATATGTCTTTCATGGAAAGCCTATCTATAAATCCAAATTCCAAGAGTACTTAAATGTTATACTTAAAAAATGTGATCTTTCTATTTTTAATATAACTTATGTTATGGAGTATAACACCTGTAAACTTCAGAAGAGATATCCAAATGGTAGAGCAGATAATATTTTTAACAAATTACATACTTTAACACTTAATATAATATAAAAGATGAACATGAAGCCGATTAAACTATCTGGAGTAAATCCACAAAAACTTTCTATTTTTCTTTCTAATTTTACAAAAACAGATATGCATACTCCTCTGCTTATAACAGGAGATAAAATTGTCTGTAATGCTTCAAATCCAACAAAAACTATAATAATTTCAGTCTCTGAAACTGGAATTTGGGAAAATAACTCAGCAGGAGATACTCCTATTCTTATTTGTACAAATACAATGCTTATTAAAAAGATAAACAAGGCACTTGCTACATTTGTAAATATCTCAGCAGAACATATAAATATTTCAATTACTCCTGAGGACTACCAGGGAGAACTTATAGGTATAAAAATGAACTTTGTAGGAGAGAAATTCTCTACTCGTATATCATCTATTGAATATGATTTTATAAACAAAATACCACCTACTGTAATGGAAAATTTACTTTCAGTAGATGGAGAAACAATTGGAGAATTTTCACTTACAGCAGAAATGCTTTATATTGTAGATAGAGTTTCTACTAAGAAAGATGATGATTACTCGGCATCTTTTTCTATTACAAAGAAAGATGATAGCCTTGTACTTGCATCAGTTGGTACAGATGATTGGGAGGTACTCGGTAAATATGATAAATTTACAAGTCAAGAGAAGTATACCACAGGACTTTTATTTACAAAGATTTTACCAAAAGGTGTAGATTACACAGGTAAAATCTTTGTAAGTTCAGTTGGAACTACTCTTCTTGTACTTAAACATGAGTCATTAACCTATATATGCCCACTTCTGACCAATGATTAAATATGAACAATTTTTGGAGGATATGTCAAAGGATCTCGATATGACTTTGGAGGAACTTGAAGATAACTTTGACCAAGAATTTTTAACATCTGCTTATATCAATCAGTGTAGTCAAGCACCACCAACTTTCAATTTTTCAAATCAAGTATCTGCTGATTACTATACAGAAGAGAAACTTGAACTTGAGGGTAAACTTGATATCTCTTTTCTTGAATTTAAAAGCAAAAATCCAGAATATGAGTATCTAAATACTTCAAAAAGTATAATCTATCATCCAGGAGATATTATTACTTACAAAACTAAGCCCTGTACAGTGAAGACTGTGAGTAAAATGGGTATTTTTACATTCTATGGAGGATATCCAATCATTTTACCTCCACAAGTTGTACTCCTTAACAATATTAAAAAAATAAAGAATAAACATATCCCTGTACTTTACTCAGAGATTAAATCTACACTTCATAATGTTTCAGAGTCTGTTTACTTTGCTACATTTTGTGATTACTTTGATATGCAAGAATCTGTCATTTACCAATATATTGATAGAGAAGATCAAGATGCCTTACTTGATGAACTTTCTATGCATGTTGATGTGAGCAAAATAAGGAAACACAGATAGATTTCTGTGGATAATATTTTTAGAAAAAATTCATGTTATCTTATTTTATTATTTGTTAAATGAGAATGCCTATGAGAAGAGTACTCATAGGCATTCTCGTTTAACAAATCTCTAAAATTAGTTTATATTTTTTCTCCTGCCGAGTAATTGATTACACTATTTTTATTTGTGTTATCCACTCTGTAAGTACTAGCACCACTAATAACAGGTTTATAAGTTAAAAGTTCTATACCAACAGATACTGTACTTACACCACCATCTGAATTATCATAACTAAATTCTTGCCTTGATATTCCAGAAATAGATTCTGAAAGTTTTACTGTACAGCCTATATTATGGATACCTTTATGTGCTATTTTAAATTTTTTAGGATATATTAGATTTTCTATTATAGCATCTATTATCTTATATTTTGTAAGTTCTGTATCACATTTAAAACTTAAATTAAAATTCAGTGTAATAGGTACAAAAGTAACTCTACTATTACCCATTTCAATAGATGTACCAAATTCATCATGCATAAGTATTTGATGATCTACTCTTACACCTCCACTTCCCAGCTCTGACATATCTATATCAATACTGTCTTCCATAGTAACTGTCCCATATGGCATAGTCTTTCCAGAAGTACCATCTACTTTACCATCCAGGTTTGGGTACTGTGTATTCTCCATAAGTAATCCTCTAAGATATGATTCTGAACCCACTTGTGAATAAGAAATAGGTACAGTATAAAGTTCTTCCTCCTCTTGTAAATTCTTTGGAACATTTATTTTTATCATACCTTGAAGTCTACCTACAAGACCTATTATACAGGTTCTTATAAATGGAGAAGTAAAGGATTTTTCTATTTGGTCAGGCATAGGGAATTTTTTATAAAAAGGCTGTTTTATGTACCATTTAATATATATAGACAAGTAAAATAATTTTTGTTGTATGAACTCTCTAACTCTCCCAAAAGACTACTTGAAAGATTCAAATCAGGTAGCAGGGTATTTAAATTATCAAAGACTTAACTCTCCTACAAGACTTGTAGAAGAAGTACAACTTGTAGCACCAAGATATTTAAAGGATCTTCCAGATGTATCAGTTACAGGTATTCTTTCTTATTTAAAAGATGTGGAAGATGATACACTTAAATTTATACTTTCAGAATATGAAAAACTGCACAACAATCCTGTTTATAAGGTAATAGAAAAACTTATAAACAATTATCCAGATCTTTCAACTAAACTCTATCCACTTCTTACTCTTTCTCCAAAAGATGCTAAGGACAGTGTTTTACTTATGTTCTCTCAAAGTCTTGATACAAGAATACAGGCTATTATTTCTCCACTTAAGTCAAAAATTTATGATGGAGTTTATACTTCTATTCTTTCAAGACATGGCAGAATAAGTGTACATCATAAGTACTTTCCAACATGGAAAGACGCCGAAAATGGTACTACTTTTGTTCTTGTAGGACAAGTTCTACTTTCTGTAAGAAATGGAAAGGTAAGTGTAGTTTATGATTGGGAAAGTTCTGTAAGAAATGCAGATTTCCTGAATCTTTGTAGAAACTTTATTAAAGTTACTTCACTTATAAGTAAAACAGAAACACTTAAAAGAACAGATGAGGGATATAAAATTTATGAGAGTTCTTTCCCTCTTGACAGTACTTATATTAAGCCATCTGTACAAAAACTTATAAGTCTAATAAATTCAGATATTGATTATATTAAATGTTCAAAATACATTTACTCAGTTACTCTTCCAGATGGTACAGAAGTTACTCTTCTTAAAACTGGAGAAGACAGACAAACTTTTGTAGATTCAAAAACAGGAGAGCAGGTAGAAATTGAAGATACTTACGCAAATGTTATTGATTCAGAAGTAGAAAAAATAGAGGAGGCTGAACTTCTTAACGAAAGCCCATTCTCTGATGATCAGGAGAATGACGAGGTATCTAAGGGGGGTAAAGACTCTGAAAATACAGAGGAGGATATCGAGAAACTTTCAGAAAGGATATCTTGGATAGAAGATAGACTTAAAACCATAGAAGATAGCGACAATCATGTTAAAGATGATGAAGATATCAAAGATTACTACTTAAAACTTAAAGGAGAACTTTCTATCTTACAAGGTAGACTTGAAGATCTTAAAAATAAAACACCTGATAGAGAAGATATCGAGGATATAGTTGTTAAAGATTCCATTTATGAATCTTATACAGATACTATGGTAGAAAGCCAAGTAAATCTACTTCTTGAAAATTCTCTTATTCTGGAAGATGAAAAACCTTATTTCCTTACTGATTACAAAAGACTTAAACTTGGACTTATATCAAGAGACAAATTCTATGAAGATTATTCAATAGAGGATAGAATTAGAGATTCTGTAAATGATACACCTTTTGTAAATACAAAAAATGAAACATCTCCAAATTTTATAGTTCTCCCAGTTGAGACATTTGCCCATACTGTAATAGATCCAGAATTTAGATTTGTCTATTCAAAAGATTTTGGTATAGGTCTTCATAGAAAATATGCAGGTGTTTGGTATTCTATAAAAGAAGATATAAAAGCAGAAGAACTCCTTTCTGCACCATCTTATCTTTATGGAAATATTGCTATCGAATATAGTACTTCTGAAATGAGTAAAGCATTACAGGATTTTGGAATTATTGCTCCTGCTCCAAGTACTATGTCTTTCATAAAGAATGGATATTACTTACTTACTTCTGACATCCTTGAATCTGAAACTTTGTTTGGTACAAAAGGAACAATTCTTCAGCATACAGCAAATGGATTTATTGATGGAAGTAAGGAAAGCGTAGATATTCCTATGCACTTACTTGGATTGGGCAACTGTATTCCAATTTCTACTACTTTACTTGTAGGAAATAAGTACACAGTTACTGATTCCAATGGAATTTCTAAGAATTTAAAACTTGTTAAACAGGGATATTCAAGTACTCTTGATATGGAATATACCTTTGTAGATGAATTCGATGAACTTTTACAAATACCACTTGAAGACCTTGTAACTTGCCAAGTTGTTCCTTTATAGGACAGCAAGTTCACTGTCAAGACTTCTTCTGATTTGATTTTCGAAGTAAGTTTCAAGTGACTCCATAAAACTACTGTGGGTAACTAAAAGGTTTTCTTGGCACTTTCCAAGAATTTCCCTTTTGGTTACCCAAAGTAGTAATTTACCTGAGTATTCAAATTTTATACCTCCAAATTCACTGGTAAAGACTGTATCTCCAAGAGAAAATTCTCCTGTTCTCTGTACACATTTAGATATACCTATTATTTTTCCAACTGATTGATTTTTCTCTGTAATTTCCAGAATTAAATTGTCTCCAAGTGGCAAAAGTTCCATATCGATTTTTTATAGAATATATATACCAATATTAAAAGATTATTCATGTCAAAGTATTTTGATACCTCACGAATTAAAGGATCTGAACTTCTCTCAGATGCTCTTACATATGTTCAACAAAAATATAATCAATATAAAGAGAGTTTTACTTATGCTTCTCCATACGGACAGATTATACTTGTACTTCATAACCTGTCCCAAATGATGTTCTATTATATTAAAGATGCTCTTAAACAGTCCAACTTTGCCACTGCTAACCGTACTACTACAATTTATGGACTTGCAGAACTTCAAGGACATACTGCTACAAGAGGTATCTCTGCTGTCGGACAAATTTCTATTACTAAAAATCCAGATAGCACTGTTCATCCAGATGCTTTGCATATTCCAAATTATACAAGACTCTTGTGTGTAGATACAGGAAATCCCTATATTATAATTCTTCCTACTTCCCATACTCATATTACTATTTCATCTCTCACAGAATCTAAGTTCCATATTGTACAGGGAGAAATGGAAACTCAGGTATTTACAGGTACAGGAGAAGATATCCAATCATTTACTGTACAGGGAGGTATAAATAAAATGATAGAGAATGATAGAATTTGGATACTTGTCAATGGTGTAGAATACAAGAAAGTGGATAGTCTTTATGATGCTATATATAAAGAGCCTGTTTTCCTTGTAAAGAATGATATCTCAGGTAGAGGAATCTCTATTGTTTTTGGTACAAATTCAATGCACAAGGTTCCAGAGAAAGGCTCTGAAATCATAGTAAATTACTTAATTACAAAAGGTGCAGGAGGTAATCTTCAAGGTATTTCAAATCCTAAATTTACATGGACAGATTCTGTATTTGATTCTACTGGACAGGAGATCAATATGAATGAATATGCAATTACAAGAGTAAGCATGACTCCAGAATTTGGAGCAAATTCAGAAGATCCAGAACTTACAAAAATTCTTGCTCCAAACATATCGAGAAATTTCATAATGTATGATGAGAACAGTATTGCTTACTTCTTTAAAAAGATGAATTTCTTTA